GGGGCTTGTCTTGAAATATGTCATCGCTGGTAACTTATTCCGGTACCGCAGGCCATGAAATGGCTGGTGCACTTGATATATCCAGGCGGCTTAACGTAATAGTGTAAAGCTCCAATGCGTCGAGTGTGTTTCTCTCGGCGTTGCTGGCCACGCCCAACCGCATGGCGCGTTCAAGCAGCGTGATCCGCCTTTCAGCTTCAGCTAATAAATTGCTTCGCTGAACTTCAGCATTTTTTATAAGGGCTACGACATTAGGACAAATATTATCGCCGGTATATTTCCAGTTACCAAAAATATCAAAACCAACGGGTAAATCATCAGTATCAGAAACACTAAGGCCTGAAACATATAACATTCCCGCCTCTTCACTTACGCTGCGAATAATACCTGTATCGGTTTCGTAGGTGAATTTGTATTTCTTTTTAAATTTAAGGTACGAATCGTACCAATCGTTACCCTCTTCATCCTGAAGATACATAATTCCCGCGCCGTGTTTTGGCTCGTCAGGCACATATTGAATCCAATTTTTATTCTTCATTTGTTATCCCTCAATCGTCACCCATGTACCGTTACGCAGCATTTGCAAAGGGCGATACAATGCATAGCCAACCTGATTACCTTCATTACCGTTACCCCCAGTAAGGACGCACCCGGCAGGTGCTTCGACCATCCCCCCATCCATGACCATTGAGGACTGAGCGCCGCGCGAAATGCTCTGCACAAAGTTTTGTCTCACCCAACTATTGCTTGCAAGATAGATTGTTTGACCCGACCACACGTGCCGCATATAAGGCACGTTCACGTTACCCGCTTCAAACCCAGCGGCATCGCATACATCCCGTTGAATACAATTAATATCAGCAGGGGTGGGTTTGTTATTGGGGCTATAAACACGAACGCCTCCACTTGATTCATATACAGCGTTAGCCGCCAGAACATCCTTTCCAGAAAAAATATTCCCAGGGCTACTGAATAAGCCATCATTCGGGTTGAACGACCAGACTCCCTGAGTGCCGTTATCGCCAATAACGTGTATTACTGCTTTTGCGAAATCATCATTTCCAGACGTTAAAGCACCAAAACTAACAGTAGTATCAAAACCATAATTTTCAGTTTGAATGGTTCCCTTTACGATTGGGAAATACAGACTGTTACCCGCTGGGGACAAGAGTCCGCGGGGAATTACGAACGGTGCAGCATTGTTTGTATATTGAGCATTAAATCCGCCAGCACCTTCCCACATCCCAGACTTTATTCCATAGTGAGCGGCGTTATTCACGTAGCCAACATTACCGCCCGTCACCGGTAATGCGCCCACATCCTGTGCCGTGGGCTTGTTGTACTCACAGTAAATTTCCCCCATCGGGGTATTATCGACCTGAGCCAGTAGCTTGGCGTTAGTGCTCCACCCAATATGCACTACATTGTTTGTCATACCAGTCCCGCCGCCTTGATGCACAGCGCCCACGTCGCCAGACGTAATGGCAATATCCTTTGTGCCATCAAAGGCGACACCGGCAATCTTTCGTGGCGTTTCCAATTTGGCCGAAGCCACTGCAGTACCGCCCGAAGGCAATCGACTGTTGGCATTATCATTGGCCGTTTTTACCGCCTTCGGGGTTGCAGCAAGAACCTCACTGTCGCTGTTGATCGTGCTGCTCAACTGGACAAAACCCTTTTCGGTGAGGGTTGCGTCCGGATGGCGGCGGGAGGCCTCGTGCTCAGCCAGCAGATTATTGACGTACTCTTCAGTTGCGATAATAAGGGTGTCATCAATAGTCAGACTTACCGCCTCGGTATCCATAACGGTCATTACCATACGTAATGTTTGGGTGCGCCCGGACCCCTCCTCCAGGGTCGGCTTATAACTGTCTGCCATATTGCTGACAGCAATAAGTTCTCCCTGCTCTGAGAAGAGCCCCATTTCACGCATCCAGAAGCCCCCGACGCTGGCTGGAATGATGGCTTCGGCAATGATCCAGTTAGCGTGTTTATTGTCGACTTTGATTGAATTTAGCTTCAGTCGGTAGGTTTCGTGGGCCAGTACAGTTTGATCGACAGAGGGTTCCGTTGGGCTGCCATTACCGTCACCGACGGCCATATGGGTAATATTGACGTCTTCTCCACTTTCAATAGCGGCTGCAATTCGCGCCTGCCCAAGCGTGGTGACGACCGATTTAAACTTGCTCATAAGTCTCCTTATTAATCTGGGTAAACGGTCAGTATTTCGGCGTCATATGCCGCCGCTGCCAGATAGATTGTTCCAGGAATATCTTGGGTGATAGTCAGCCCAATCAGGTGGCGGCTGGCGGGTTTTGCATCGTCGATCTGGCGCTCCATCTCTTCATACATCTCCTCATCGATACCCGTTTCAAGTACACCAATATCGAGACGAAAAGTGCCAGGGGCATCGTTGGTTTCCCACCATTCCGTAACGTTAATGACGTACCCAAGTGGTTCCACTACCCGGCGAACGGCGCTGATGGTGCCTTTATGTTGATGAATGAACCATGCCTGTTGAATGACGCTTCGCTTGGTGGCGATCGGCCATTCGCTGTCCCAGCGATCTACCGATAATGCCCAGGCGAGATAAGGAAGAAATTTTGCCGGGCAGGTTTGCGGGTTCCATAACGTTTTTAATGGAACGCGCATATCGGCCAGTTCAGCACAGGCTTTTGCTGCTGCTCGCTCAAGGACTGATGAGCCCGTTGGTAACAGCGGTTCATTCATCGGAACCTCCAACGGTGATGCTGTAATGGGTGCAGAATGAGGCCTGCGTTTTATCCAGCACGATGTCTATGGACGGCTTGGTCAGTTCGACGCGCTGAACGCCCTCGACGTGTAGGGCGGCGTAAATCGCAGACAACCGAATATCCCGGCCCAGGCGATGCTGCGCACTAATGTAAGCTTTGAGTTTTGCTTCTGCCGCGAGGGTGATAGGTTCAGATTCCGGCCCCGGATACAGAAAGAGTATTGCGTCGATTTCATAGGGCACCACGCTGGCAGATTGCACCAGTACGCGATCTGCAATCGGACGCACATTTTCATCATTGAGCGCAATCCGTACCTTCGACAGTAAATCTTCAGGGGCCACTCCATTTGCTTCACGGGACAACACCGAGATGGTGACATTCGCAGGTGTTGGGCTAATAACTGATATATCGGCGACACGGCCATCGGCCGAGCGCCCATGGAACTCATAAGCCCCGGAAGGACCGGCAACGCTTAGCCCCTCAAATGCCTGAGGAATACGGTTGCGAAAATCACTGTCACTCTCCATCACTTTTTCGGTAGGGGGAATGGTGGAGCTATCTGCTGGTTTCAGAATCAGCCTTTCGACACCGTTGTTCGCCCCCAACTGATCCAAATCGCTGCCCGTCGCGTAAGCCACCATCACGGCGCGGGCGGCTTCGTTGACGCGCTGACGCAGGATCACTTCGCGATAGGCGTTCTCCTGCAGCAGCTTGACCAGCGGCTCGGACTCCAGCGACAAGGTGCGGCTGATGGCCGCTTGCTGCTCAGGCGGGTAGAGCGAAATCAGGGTGGATTTTCGTTCTTCAAACAGGTTTTCATAGTCCAGCTGCTCTACCACGTCCGGGGCAGGTAACTGGCTTAAATCGATAGTTGCCATAGTGTCAGCTCACAGGAATGCTCAGGGAAAAATCCGTTGCCGTATCACTACGGCTTCCGGTCATATCCACCACCATTTTTCCGTCGTTACCGGCGTTGAAGGTGATGGCACTCAGCGAGATCCGGGGTTCCCACTGCAACAGCGCGGTGTAGCAAACGGCCATGATTTGCAAACGCAGCGCATCGTTTTGCGGCTGGTCAATAAGCTCTGAGAGCAGCGAACCGTAGCTGCGGCGCATCACGCGGGAACCGACCGGAGTCTGCAAAATGTCACTCACGGACTGACGGATATGGTCGAGATCTTCAATCGCCATCCCGCTGTGACGCGACATGCCGAGATATTTTGGGTCACTCATTGTGGGCCTCCGGTTTGACCGCCACCGGTTTGCACGCCGCTGTGACGGTGAGTGTGTAAGACAATGCCGTTCGAGGTGAGGCTGCCACCGCTATGACTGATGTTGCCGGTCATGCTGCCGCCCTGTTTCACCTCAAGCGATCCGGTGATGAGCTTGTTTCTGCACACCACTTCAGGTGTTTCCAGGGTGATACGCGTGCTGGCATGGCAGGTCATTTCTGGAGCGGTAACTGAAATACGATCAGCAGCGTTCACCGTGGCAGATTTAATGCCGGTCGCCGTGAGCGCGCCGCTGGCCGGTTCGTACTCGATCACGGCGCCATCAGGGAAACTCAGATGCACTGCTTCAGCGGAGGCGGAAGGTGCAGGGTTGGCATCCGAGAAAATGGCCGGAAGTACAAATGCCGTGTTGAGTTCACCGCCCATCGACAGCAGCAGAACCTGCTCGCCAACAGAGGGCGCCCACCAACAGCGGGTACTTCCGGCGCGGCTGGTTATCCACGGCAACCAGGCCGTAGTGTTATTACCACTGCCTACCCGGCAGCGTGCGTTATCGAGATCGACTGCGGTGACATTGCCGATGCGAACAATGTTGTGGATAAGCCGCATGATGTCGTTGAGTTGAGCGTATGTATTCATAGAATTAGGATGCCGTTTAACAGGGGAGCTCGACAATCGGTGACCGCCCGCCGGGCCATGGCACAACGAGCGCTCGCTGATACCAGGTTATTCAGCCCAGTGGCTTATCAGTTCGCCATTGAGATAAACCTCACGTGGCCTGGCATTGGCTGGCGGGAGAGAGGGCTCAGGTAGATGTGTGATGGTGCGTACTCCCTCAGCATCCAGAACCTGAACGCGCTCGGTCAGTTGTAGGGTCAATGTCAGGCCATCAGCCTGTTGGTGGTAAACGAAATCGGTCAGGCGGCGGGTGTTACTACTCAGCATGTCGGGCTGATTTTCGGTCAGCCAGTCAAGTACGGTAACGACTATCAGATCGGCCAATTGGGCGGTGAGTCCGGCTTCGTTGACGCTTAGCGTCAAGGGGAAGTGGTATTCGAATGACAGCGGGGAGGCCAGTGTGGAAACTACATTGCCAGCGCCGGAGATTACCACCAGTTTATCGGGATGGGCATTAAGCAGCGGTACCTGCTCAATGAGCCGTTGTTGCAGTTGGTTGGGTTTTAACACGTTGACTCTCCTGGCATTGTTTGATGGCGTCGACCTGCAGGCCGCACGTAAGCAGGGCGGCTTCAAGCTGACGAACGTCGGCGCTGAGATCGCCGTTATTTAATGGCTGACTGCCGGGTATCAGGCAGGGGGTGACTGCCGGACAACCAACGTAAATAATCTGTGGTGGAGGCGAAGGTGGGGCGCTGGTGCAGCTGGCTAACAGCAGCGGGCAGAGCGCTTTCAGCCCATTGCTTAACGGTGGGATCTTCATTGCGGCTCCTCTGAAATTGTTGTTCACGTTGCAGGGTTAATGCGCTGGCTTTTCCAAGCTGCTGTCTCAGCGCCTGCTCTGTCTGGTCACGCTGCTGCATTTGTTGATTGAGCTGAGTTATCAGTTGGTTACGACCGGCAAGCTGAAGGGCCAGGGCATCCCGGTCGCGGATGGCCGCATTTCTCTCCTGCCGCAGACCATGGTTGTAAAATGTCAGCAGCAGAAGGGCCAGCAACAGCGTGCCTGTTAGTAAAAGCAGAGCACGCATACTCAGGTTCCACTCAGGCATAAGGCGCGTTCTGCCGCACGCCGGCGCTCAAGGCCCGTACTGCGGACTCCTTTGACAAACACCCAGCGTGGCAGCTGTTCGCACGCTTCACGCCACTGACGCTTATTGATGAAAAATGCCAGCGTCGAGCGGCAGGATGCACTGACACCCACGTTGAATGTGAATGCCACTACGGCGTCATATACCGGTTGTGGCATCTCAACGGGCATGCAGGTTTGCAGGCCTTTCTCCACGGTTTTGATATCTTCGAGTAAGTTCTCTGCGACTTTCTGTTCGCTAATCGGGCCGTGAGGCGTGACCCCGGCAGTGTGGCCAATCCCGCTGGTCCAGACACCTGCGCTGCATTGATACGGTGTTAACTGGCAGCCTTCAAAATTGGCTATCAGTTTTAAACCGGCCTCTGAGGTGGATAACGTCATATACCCTGGCAACAAAGCCAGCAGCCCCAGCACCACGGCGGCGCTGCATTTTTTAATCGTTGAGGCGTTCATAGGTCTCCTTACTCAGTCCGCTGCGGGTCAGTAGCAGATAGCTTTTGCGTCGGTAATACCAGTTGACGAGGAAAGTCCCGACACCCACCGCAGTCCCGACCAGAAAAGCAATATCTTCCAGCGAGAGCCCGCCGAGCCAGGCCAAAAA